AGGTGCGGAAGATAAAAAGAATGTAACATCAAGAATGCGTGAAGGTTTCGACCTAGTGCGTTCTGAAGAGTTACCTGATTTTGAACTTCCTACCATAGATAACGGTAAACATGCAGGTGTAGTATCAGTTGGTGGTTTGCTATTGGCTAAGATTCCTAATGAAACACGGGAAGAGAGAAACTCCTACTTTCAAAACCGTGCATCAACGCAGCAAGAAGCCGTTGATAATGATCTTCTAAGAGAATCAGACCCAAACTCTCCGATTTTAAATCCAGAGAGAAAAAGCAAAGTAACTTTTGGCGGTGGTCAACGAAGTTGATCGCTAAATATACATTTTAAATATATAGGTGATTTATTATGGCAAATAAGAATGCCCCATTTGGTGCAAGACTTGTTGGCGCACTTGGTTCAGGACCTACTTCTAACGGTACAACTGAATACGAGAT